CGGCACCGGTACCCGATACGCCTGTGACGACAACCGAATCGCTGATGCTGACGACGACCGTACCAACTGCCCCGGTTCCAGATACTCCGGTGACCGGCTCTATGACAAGCGCCACCGACGTTCCCACTGCACCCGTGCCAGACACACCCGTTACAGCGAACGTGTCGTTGACGACAACGGCGACGGTACCTACGGCGCCTACACCCTCAACCCCTATTGGGATCGCAATGTCGTTAATTTGAACGGTGAACCCGCCCATCTCGCCTACGCCCTGCACCCCGGTCGGGATGAAGGTGTCGCTAACACGGACAGAAACAGCGGACACGGAGCCGGTGCCGGACACGCCCGTGGCGGGGTCTATCACAAGCGGAGCGGACGCCCCAACAGACCCTGTGCCAGACACGCCAACGGGGACGACAACGGCTGTTATTTGGAACGCCACGGCGCCAACAAAGCCCTCGGCACTTACCGACGTACCTTCGCCCCAACCGCCGTTACCCCAGCTCGGGTAGCCCCACCCGCCAAAACGGACTGTGTCGTCCACGCGGAAGGCAACAGTGCCGACAGCGCCGGTACCAGAGACCCCAGTCGGAACGAATATGTCGTCAACGCGGAACGCTACGGTGCCAACAGCCCCGGTTCCGGACACGCCCGTAGGGACTTTGATGACACGCGGGACGATTGACCCAACAGAGCCGGTGCCAGACACACCAGTGACAGCAGCTGTCTCGTTGACTGCAACGACGACCGTGCCTACAGCGCCAGCAGCTGAAATTCCGGTGACGGGGAAAATTAAACGAGGAACTACAGAAGACACAGTGCCACTGGCAGACACGCCCGTGACGGGAACAACATCGTCGATGCGGATAGAGACGGTGCCAACATCGCCCGTCGCAGACACCCCAGTGACGCCGACAAGTTTGCCGACAGCGATGGTCACTGAACCTACGGAACCAACCGCTTCTACCCCGTCCACCATGTAGCAGGGGAATATGCCGCCGAAGCCGTTGTAGCCCCAACCACTTTCGCCCCAGCCTTTTAAACAGGCGGTCTTTTTAGCTAACAGGGTGAGCAGCATTGTAGGCTATCCCAGAGTGCGAAGCTTCGCAGGCAAAAGAGTAACCGCTTACCCGCCCTCTAATACAGCGTCATACCAACGCTATAATCTCTTGGCTCACGGTTGAAAGGTGCGACTGCAGAAGCACAATGTCGTACTTGTCTGTGCCATCAATAGCCGCGTATGCCGCCATTCTACCGCCTACTACAGCCGTACCGCTCTGCAAAAAATCAGTTGGGGTGTATGGGGCCATAGCCCTGTTCTTGGCATCAAACCTAACAATTTGGTTCACCGCAGAGGCCACGTATGCGTTGATGTAGGTAAAGCGACCCTCCTGCCCAAATGGGGCATACGCGCCAGTGGTGCCCGTGCCCAGCGTCACCCCGCCGTCATACGTAATCGCCCCGGTCCACGCCCCAGTAACGCCCCCCGCTATGTCGAACAAATCCAGCGTAGCGGCGCCGCCTCGGAAGAAGTAGTTGTAGCTGTGCCTTGCGTTTCTGGCGGGGTCTATCTCTATACCAAAAGACGGCGCCCACAGGTTGCCAGCGGCGTTTACCGCAGGCCCCACGGCGTAGTACCCCGTTGACCAATTGTTAGCAGAAATAGTGTTGGTACCGTTTGTCATGGACGCATCGGTGTAGTTGTACACGTATGTGGTGGTGTTTGCCGCTGTCCTGAGAACAATCTGGTTGGGCTGCTCTATGACGAACTTGGCACTGCTGCTTGGGGTGACGGTCCAGTTCGCGCCCATAGTGTAGACGGCGCTCGGTCCCGCCGTGTGGCTGGCAATGATGCGGCGCTGCCCAACTGCAGTTGTGTTCACCGTGTCCTGCACAATACGTATCTGGAAGTTTCGGTACTCGTTGGCCTTTACTGCCGCGTCGCCAAGGGTGGCCTGCCCTGTAATTGTACCGGCAGCTGCCGCTGTGGCGGAAAGCGCTTTGCGAGCCACGAGGTTGTTATCGTACTCGAACGCACCCTTCACCATGCCCTCGCCCGGCTCGCAGTTGTATGGGGTGTACTGCTCGTCCATGACAAGAATCGCGCTGTCTGTGGCAATCGTCGGAAGGTTGGTGGTGCCAAGGTTGGTCAGGGTGTTCGTTGCCACCTCAAAAGAGCGCCAAGACGCCGCCGCGATAGCGCCGGAACCAAGCATATACACTTCGCCAGACAGGATTTCATATCGGGCACCAGTGGCGGGGGTAAACGTGAACACGGCATCGACGGTTATAACCGGTGTGGTCCCGCTGGTGTTACCAACTATGAACCGCTCTTCGGTTTTTCCCGCAACAGTGTCTATGATGCGGATTTTGAACCCGTAGTCCCCGGAACCGCCACGGTTCGCCAACATGTTTACGCCAACTGCTGTGGGGAGCGCCGTAGACAGCGTTACGGAGCTGGTCGTGGCCCCTGCCGCTATGGTCCCGACCAGAGCAAAACTGGGCGCAAAGCACGACGTGGAGCTGGCAGCTACCGCTGATACCCCGGAGCTGACCGCCAGTCCCCACGCTTTCGTGACGATATTGAAACGGTTGAGCACCGTGGTCGAGATCAGGTTGTACACAAACGGATTGCGCGACACATCGCTACGCAGGTCAGAACACATAGACGTGCCCGCTGCACTGGCGTTCGGAGACGGCGCCACTTGCGCCCACAGCAATCTGTCTATTACTTTCTTGAACGTGTTCGCCATTTACGACCTCATGTGATTCGTGATCTTACGCAGGCGTTCCACGCCGCAAGGTTTTGCCCGTACACCTGAATCTGACCTTGCAGCCCGCCTATGCTGGCCAAGTTGGTAACGGACGCCACTGTCGATACCGTGGTCACCGTGGTCACTGTAGATACCGTGGTAAGCGTGCCGCTTTCTATGACCCCCGTAACGCGTTGACGCTGCAGGGACTTGTCGTAACCCCTCGGGGAGTCCATATACTGCAGTAGCCGAGTCGTAGCAACGCTGTCGTCAGAATGAATCATCACTGGCAACGGCTGCACGGCAGATACGTCCTCCGCCGCGCCATCTTCCCCAAACGCCAGCTTTACTCTCTGGTAAAGGGCGCCGCCAACGTCATCCGCTGCAATTATCGCCCCCGCTCCGGGAGTGTAGCCGACGTTATCTGTCATAGAGACCTCACGCTATGCGAATAATCGCAGTAGCCGCTGCAGCAGCAGGGAACTGAATCTGGAAGTCGCCGCTGGAAACAGTCTGGTCGCCGCCGAAGCTCAGTACAGCCGCTGCCCGGTTTGTGGAGCTGGTGTTGTAAATCAGCGCCCCGCAAGTCGTGAAGGTGGCTGACGTCCACGTAGTGTCCGCGAAGTCAGTGAACCCTGTGGTGCCGGAGGTCGTCGGCGTCACGTTGGTCAGCGTATTGCCGCCCGTGGTGTAGCCGCTGCCGCTGCCCAGCTCGTCGGTAGACAGGTTGCTGTAGTTGGTAGTTGCAGCACCAAACGTACCCGCGCCCGCAGCCGTAGCTTTGAGCAGCGCGATCTTGAACGTGTTGCCGGTGCCGTTCGTAAAGTTGTGCAGAGCCTGCAGAATCTCACCCTTGAAGCTCGTTGGCATCGCGGTTGTGACAGAAATTGGCATGTTACATCTCCAGTAGTTTTACAAGCTCCGGATGCCCAGCGGCGCGGAAGCGGTTAGTGAGTGTAGTATGGTTTGATTTGACCGCTTGGCGCAAGGCTTCCACCAACACGACCCGTATTTGTTCTTTGTAGGCTTCTGCCTGCGCCCTGATAACAGGGTTGGAGCGGTCGCCTATGTAAATGATTCTGTCCAGCGTCCTCTCCGCCAACTCCTCTGGAGTGAACCCGCGCCCTGAAACTGAGGTCGCTGTTATAATCCCCAGAGATGCCCCGCCTGCTGTGCTTATCATCCTGCTATCTTCCTCTTAACTTGTCCGTCGCGATACGCGTCTCCGCGCAGTTTACCATCACCTACGTTAATCAGGAGTGAAAGCGCCTGTACGTAGAGCTTTTCATAGAAGGCAATCAGTCCAGCTTCACCCTGCTGGAAGCGTATGGCTTCAACCAGTGCGCCATTGAGCAGCGCGGAATCAAACTCGTCACCCAGCCACGTTGTACCTGCGGTAACAATGGACTCTGGGTAGTAGGAAAAATGCGCCTCAGACGCATAATTGGCGTCAGGTGTTGGCCCTACTATAAACGTGTTTTGGTCAAACACCGCGTAGTACTTGGGTTGCCCCGTGTCTGCCGGGTTAGGGTAAGCCTCACGGATGAAGTTTACGTCCTTGTTAATCAAGTACGAATAGTTGTTCGACGCGTCAATGACGGCCAGCGAATACACGTACAGCATCCCCGTGGGCATCGCCAAATACTTATTGCCGGACGTCAGCGCCCCGGTTTGGTTCTTGCGAAACGCAGGCAAATCCACAGTTGTGTAGATTTTCTGTTCCGCTTGCTGAGTGAACATGGCGAGCTGGTCTGCCGTGAACGTCTGTTCGCAGATGTCTTGTATGTTGGCTGTCAGCTGAGTGTAGTTCACCTTTTATCCCTTACGCCATTGGCCCACGGGCCATTGTGCCCTTTGTAGCTGCGCCATTGCCACGGGTTTTTACGCCGCTGGTTTTAACGCCGGTAGACTTGTTCACGGTATCAACTTTGTACGCCGTGGGAGTCGCGGGCGTCGTAACCACTTTCGGTCCTTTTGTAGTCTTCATGTTCAAACCTCTTAAGATATAACGATTTTTACGTACCCAACCGCGCCACCTGCGTATATCTCACCGCTGGGTTGGATACGCGCGCGTTCTTGGGCAAACTCACTGAAATCGGGTCTTGGGTTCCTGAGCGCCTGCGGATCATCTACCGGGAACTCACCGAGGTGGAGCTGGGGGTGATCTTGGTTCCAGCACTCCGGGCAAGCTCTCACGTTGGTGTTCCTGCCTTTGACAATCAGCTCTCGCAGCTCCCGCAGCTTGTAAGGGAACCCACACACGTCGCATATAGCGAGAGCTTTCTGCCCAGAAGCAAACCTGTTGCTCATGGCTACCTCGTGTAAAACATACGAGGTACGAAGCGCACCGGGGCTTTCTCTCTATCTTCGCCCGCAGCCAACTCAAATTGGCGCTCGTACTCAGCCTGCAGCATGGGGATACGGGGCATCAGCGCAGGGTCTTTCTGAGCAATGTAGTACCCAAGCCCAGCTACCAGACACGGCAGGAAACGGAAGTTGACGTCCGGGGTCTGCGCCCCGCTGCCAGCGTCTTCAATACGGCGCATCCTCCAGTACTTCATCACGTAGTAAGGCTGGGCCAACGTGCCTTGATCCGGCACCGGCCACACCGTTACCGTCGGGGTCGTCTGCCCCCGGTCGATGTAAAGCTGGATGGGGCGCCCTTGAGTAAGCTTGTTAGGGATAGAAGAGTACGTAGAAACGCTGATCCGGCTGATATTGAGGTCAGACTGAGTGCTAACACTGCCCGCCCCCGTACGAATGACATGTTCCAGCAGGTCAATGGTGTCCGCTGGAAGGTTGTAGGTAGCCGTTCCTTGTTCGAGGTTGATCGTGCCTTCCTCGATGGTCCACATGTTGATGCCGCGATTCTGCCACTCAATGGTGAGTAGGTTCATCGAGCGACGCGCTGTACGCAGGTCGTACCCCGAACGCATCTCACGCCCAGCACGTTCCCACGCCTCTTCAGCAATCTCGGTAAAATCCAAGTTGAACGCGGTTGTCCCGGACGTCGGCATTACTTACTCCTTTTCAGCGGCTGCACGCTTGAAACCTTTGCCCGGAAGCTTCGCTGGGTCCACCGCCCCCATCCCGCGACACGGCATCATGGTCAGACCATCCGACCTTTGGTGTGGCCCTTCATGCAGCAACCGTCCGCACGAGTCACGCCGCCTTTGGCGTAGCCCTTGGTCATGCCGCCGCCCATCATTTTCTTGGTGCCGCAGGAACCGCCCATCGCCATTTTCTTTGTTGAGCCTGAGCCTTCCATGTCCATGCGCTTGCGGGGAGACACCATCTTCATGTTCATCATTTCTTTGCTCCTTTGCGCTTATCAGCGCGGCTGAATTCTTTGCCTACCTTCTGGGGTACGCCCACTTGCTTGGCAAACTTGGGGTTATTCGCCACGGCGACCATGAACTTACGCTGTCGTTTGGATACGGAAGGCATAAGTACCTCAACAATTCCAAGCCCGCAGGCTCTTGTTTATGCGGCTATTGGGGTCACTGGCCGTCTTTGAACTCGTATTCTTGGCCTTCATCCCTGACATCCGGGCGCAGAACGACTTGCGCCGCGCTGCGTCCTTGTCCGTTTTAGGCTTCGGCGCGGGGGGTTTAAGTCCGGGTTTGCCGGGGTTTGCCTTGTTGTAGCTGGCACGCCCCTTGGCGTTCAAGCCCCCCTTTGGGTCTTTCCCTTCTTTTCGAGTCCAAGCAGCCGACTTAGCCATAATAAACCTGTGCGCCGTCTATACCGTCCAAATATCCGTAGATACCGAGTTTTGCCACAATGCCCTCGCCCGGAATGGACGGTGCGTTTTGGAACTCGTCGGTGGAGGAAGTTTCGTAGGTCAGCAACCATGCAGACGAGTAGACAGCTGCAGGGGTGCCGGTGATACTGCCGGTGTTGATGTCCGTGAGACTGAAAGAGTCCGCGTCAATTCTGGTTACGGTGTAGTTACCGTCCGTCGCCGCGCCGCCGGTACCCGCGTCAAAGTGGATACCAATGGTATCGCCCGTAAGCAGCCCGTGACCCGTTTTTGACACGGTCACGAGTGTACCTGTTCTGCCATAAGTGACGCCTGCGGACACAGGAACTGTTACGGTATCGAAGAGCACGTACGTGCCGCTGCCGCCGTAGTAGGAAACGCCTTTTACGCGATTCCTACCAAGGACAAAAAACCCGCTTTGGTTTAGGTGGCCCTGTTTGACATCATATTGCATGACTTACTCCTCGATCAAACCCTGCAGAATCATCGCTTTGCGGGCTGCAGAACCAACCGGCGGCAGTTCTACTGCAACCGGTGCCTGTTCTTTAGCTGCCTTTTTTGTAGGCTTCTTAGCCTTCTCTGCGTCGCTCATGGATCACTCCTTAGCGCGTCTGGGCCGCAATGATGTAGTCGAGCGTGGTTACGCGAGTTCCAGAAGCAGAACCAGAAAGACTCATGGCTCCAACCGTCAGGTTCTCGGTGTCAGGAATGTTGGTAGTGTGCTGGGCGACGCGTGCGCCGTTGATGAAGAACGTCACGCTGCCGGTGCCAGACACTTGGAACGACAGAACCGCGTATGTGTTGTCAGTCAGGTCAACGCCAGAGCTGGTTGAAGTCTCTACGCCGCCCTTTTCAGTTTTGCACAGCACGGTGGCGGAGCCGTCGTCTACTTGGAACACGATACGGTCAGCGGCGGTCAACATATTCTCTGGGTTGGTAGCGAAATTTACCGTCAACCCGACGCAGATGTCAGTCTGGTCAGCGTCGTTGCACTTAATGCGGGTAGAGAAGAAAATGTCCTTCCCGGCTGTTGCGGCGAAGATTTCATTTCCTTGGATAGAAGCGCCGTCGTTTTCAGTGGTTGCGGTGGAAGTCAGTGACAGCTCCCCGCCAACGGTGTCCGCCACGATACCCACCGCAGCGCCGGCGTCTTTTACAACAGTCCACGAGTTTGTGGCGTCCACTGCTACACCAACAAAGTCGTCAACCAACGAAAACACAGATGGGTTAATGCCGATTGGCATCTCAGCCATACCAATAAGGTAAGCGTTCGTGTTGGTGCCAGAATAGAGTACGGGACCGGAGAAATGCGTATTCGCCATTTTAGAGCCTCACATGCGAGTGTTGCGCTTCAGTCTGCATGTCGTCCGCCCGGTCGGTCTGCAGCGCGTAAATGGTTCCGGGGATGCGCCATTTGTACCAGCTACACCAATAGGTGTCAATCCGCAAATAAAAAGGGCCCCGAAGGGCCCTAGTGGGTCGCCAGTCACCTGACCCGTTCTGGAAGCTTACGACGCGCCGGGTGAGCCGTAGATACCCAGAGGGTCGGACACACCAAACGAGTAACGCTCACGGGCTTTGTAACGGGCGTTGCCTGTGTCAAAGTCGGCGTCCATGGACGTCTGCATCGGCGTACGTACGAAGTGCTTGAGGCCATTCGGTACGTCAGTCATCAGGAACCATGCGTTGGTATCAGTCAGGTAGTGGTTGACTGTATAGCCGCCGGGGATGGAACCATTGGTTCGCAGGGCGTTGAGGTCGTTGTCCGCAGTACCTACGCGCAGTTCTGTTTCGAGCAGGCGAGTTGCGACGAACATCAGGCTTGGAGGCACTACCAGCTTACGCGGCTTGGCTGCGATCAGCAGGCCACGTTCGTCTGTCCACGCAGCGATCTGGATAACGGCGGCTTCCAGAGAAGTCTCGTTCAGGTCGGCTGGGGTAGTAGGACGGTTGCTGTTGGTGCCGCCAGAGACCAGCGGGTGCGCCGTGGAGAACAGCACTTGGCCGTCGCCGTACGTCGGGTTACCGGCTCCAGTAAATCCTGTGTTCAGGATTGCTGCAGCTTTGACCTGCTTGGTGTACGCCATAGCGCGAGCCAGTGCCTTCGTATAACGAGTAGACAAGGAGTCATACAGGTTATCTTCAACGGCTTCCTCAGTAATAGAGAAACCCATTGCCACGGTCTCGTGCGTGTAACGTGCAGTGAATGCTTCCTGCGCGTTGTCGTAAGCGATAGCGGCGCCTTCGTTTTTAACCGGGGCGGCACCAAAGCCGGACAGCTTTGTTTCTTCTTCAAACGAACGATCTGAGCTTTCTGTTTCAAAAATCTCAGCGTGTTCTTCATCGTACTTCGCGTACTCCATGCCAAACAGAGCGTTAAGCCCCGGCAGCAATTCTTTGAGTAACTGGGCGCGTGAAATAGCCATAGTCGCCTACTCCTTAAATACCAGTGTTCACAGTCATGCTGTGGAAACCGGGGTTGATTTTGACCAGAACGTCCGGGAACGCGTCTGAAACTGGTGAAGCAAAGCCCAAAATACGGAAAGCTGCGGGAACCGTAACTACCGTAGCATCCAAGGCGCTGGTTGAGTTGCCTGTACGAGTGTTGCCCGTAGAGGTGCTCTGTGCGGCGGCGAAGAATGTGTTGTTACCAACAGCGGCTTGTGTGGCGGTGCCATCAAGCTGAGCTTGGAACAGAACCATTGGGTCGTCCACAACAAACGCTTGGACCACGCCAGTAGTGCCGGAGGGGTAGTACTGACTGAAGATCAGCTGCCCCTGAGCGTTGACGAAGCTGCAGCCCACAAACACACCGACTCCGCCAGTTACACTGGTAGAACCTGTCGGCCAATCATTTGTAGTCGCATCTGCACCAGTACCGGTGACGATGTTGATGTAACCGTTGGCGTTGGTGTACACAACACTACCGTTGTAGATGTTGGTAGCGTAGCCAGCCGGGTCAATCAGGTACGTGGAGTAGGCGCCCGCGTAGGGCATCCCGTCAACACGTTTTACGGGGCGGAGCCCGTACGGTGCGGCAGTTGTAGCCATGATAAACTCCTAAAATTAGCCTTTACCAAAAGTTACCGTAGTTTTTCTCTCATTGAAGAGAGGCATTCTAGGGTCGTTTTCCCGCATAAGGTTTTGGTCCACAGCGATCATTTGAGACTTGGTTTGATTGGCGTAATAGGCATTACGCTCGTTAACCAGCTCTTCTGGTGCTTTACACAAAAGCAGGCCACCAATGACGACATTATCCTTGAAGCGTTCGTTCTCGATGCTACTTAGGAAAATCTCTGGATGGTCTACTGCGCGTACGGGCTCCCAACCTTCACGGAGTTTAGAAGATACATTGATCGCATCAGCTTGCCCTCGGGTACTCACGCGGACCCAGTGAAATGTGTACCCGGGCTCCGGATTCGGAGTGGGTAGCACCTCGGGTCGACGCCACGCTTGCTTGCGCGGAGTACGGTCACGTTTTTCCAGTTCTCGGTCAATTCTGTTATCGGCCATTATGATCTCCTCAATAGCGCAACCTGTTTGGCGTAGTCTGCGAGGGGCACTCCCAATTTCTTAGCCAGCGCAACTTGTGTATCGCTTAATCGCACCTTGATAGGCGCTGTGCTCCGCGTAGCGGGTGCGACCACATTTGCTGCTTTCTTTACTACTGGGGATTCCGTTGCATCTTCAATATCGTCATCAAAGTTCTCAGGGAACAATTTTCGCATGCGAGAATTTACTTTCTCGTAGTATTCATCTGACGTAGGGTCTACACCCTCTTTTACTAGCTTGCTATGGTAGCCCAGAGCCGCCGCTGTCATCTCGTCGTCACTGCCAAACCACGAATTATCGTTTCTCCATGCCTCCGCTTTCACATCTCTGGGTATCGAAATAGCGGGGGCGGGGGGCTTTTGCTGCTGTTGTACAGTATCGTTTGTATTTTGTAAAGCGCGTGCTTCCGGCGGCTGCGCCCTAGGAGCTAGGTTGTTGACCTTGTCCATGCGAATCTGCGCGGAGTTCAACCCTTCTTGCGCAGTGACTATGGCATCGGTATCACCCGCTTCGTAGGCTTCTTTGTACTTCTGTTTCGCGGCCTGTACCTCGGCCAGAACCTGCTTTTTGGCAGACTCAATCAGGGCATTATGGCCTTTATCGACGGAACCCTTGAGCTTCTGGTTCTCTTCGACGAGAACTCTTGCGTACCGCTCCAGCTCCTCTCGCTCGCGCAGGGCTTGTTCTTTGGCCCGACGCTCGTCGTGGTAACCTTTGCTGAAATGTTGAATGCGCTTCTTCACCTTGTCGGAGTAGTTTTCCAACTCTTCGTCGGTGACTCCTTCGGGCGGGGCCGACGGCTTTCTATTTCTGTCACCCGGGGGAACGTCGTCAACAATTTCTATCTCGACGTCATCCACTTTCAGGCTTTTCTTTTTCTTACCGACGGTTTCTCTACCAACAGCCCCCTCAACTTCAAGACTTTGTTCAGAAACTTCTTGCTCGATCTCCACTACCGCCGCCGCTTTTTTGTCGGGGTCCGGAAAATCAAATTCTACCTGCTGCATTGCCATGGTTCACTCCTTATGCGCGAGAAATGGCTCTCGGATTGGGCACAATTGCTTGGATGGAATCGTCATTCATAAGTCGGTACTCTTGCGTACCAATCTTGAATCGCGTGCCTGTATTTGCTCGAAACATCACGTAGTCCCCCGGCTTACACCACGGGCCTGCAGAGAATCGGTCCTTGTCGATATAGGCTTGGTCGCCCATATCGAGCACCAGCCCAATGGTGGAAAGGATATACTCCTCGCGCACCGTTTTTTCCGCCTTCACTAGCATGGATTCCCCGAAGGTTTCCTCCACGTTTGGTAGCGCAATCAGGATGTGGTACCCCGTTGGTTTGGGTATAGCGGATTCAAGCGCGGCTTGCGCCGTTTCCGCCTCATCTATTTTTACTTTGCGTTTTTTCTCGAGCGCCGTCATCTTTCCCGTCAGTTCAATCATCGTTCTCTTCCATATAGTTTTTCGCAAGGTCTTGTAGTTCTCGCCGTGCCAGAGCTAGACCCCGGATTACCCCGCACGCTTCTTTATACCCCTCTAGGGTCTTAGCCCCACCAGAGGTTACAAATTCCTCATTGTCGTGGATAGCTTTCGCTATCCGAGCATCCAACACGTCAAACACGGTTTTAGCCACGGTCACTCTCCGTCGTTTGCGCTTTAGTAAGGTCCATGATTGCCTTGGCTTCATCCAAGTTCTGTCGTGCATCCGCTTGATCGGTCATCGCTGCGATACGTGCGGCCTCCAGAGTTGAGGTGGCCAGCGCCTTCTTGGCATCCAGCTGCAATCTTGCGCCCGCAAGTGCTGCATCGGACTGATCCTTCTTGTCTTTGCGTTGCTGATCCGCTGCCTTAAGCTGCAGCTCTTGCATCTGCATCTGCATGATCGGGTCTTGTGCCTGTTGCTGGGCTGCTTGCTGCGCAGCTTGTGCTTGCTTCTGCTGGGTGTTCTGCTGGGCAGCTTCGGCAATCATGCTTGAGAGCTTCACTTCCAGCTCTTCCGGCAACTCAGCATTTGGCGCGGGCATTGGTGCCCCCAGCGCACTTTCTATCTGCTGTCGATACGAGAACGCAATGTGCTCCGCAATGTGTGCGGTCAACGCCCCCATCATTTGCTGCGCTGCAGGGTTTTGCCCCATAAATGCAGCGATCTGCGGGTCCTGCATGAACGACTGGTGCGTAGCGATGTGTGCGTCGTGGTCTTGAGTGATAAACGCCTTGACCGGCTTGTTCACCAACACGTTCATGTTCTCGCTGACAGGGTCTACCGGCTTCATATCAGCGGTTGTCGGTATAATCTTGTCCGCGTTTTTAACCCCCAACACCTCGATCATCTGCCTGTGAAGCTGCGGCAGGTCGTAAATCTGCGGGGCGGTCTGCGACATCTGCAGTACAGCTTGGTACTGCACCACGCGCTGCGCCATCGTGCTGCTATTTGGATCACTGACCGGGATGACGTCGACCACTGCATAGTCTGACTGCTTGGCCCGAGGTTGGGCACGATCTGGGGTGTACGAGTACTCGATGGGGGCGTACTCAGCGATAATCGCCTTGAGAAGCTTGAACTCTTGCTTCATCGCGTAGTGAACCCGCGACTGGACCGCAGCCATGGGTTTTAGGGTTCGTTCCAGCAGCGCCAGTGTGGTCCCTACTGGCGCGTTTGCGCTCATGTCACTGATATTCATGTCTGAGATTGCTCCCAGACGACGCCCTTCCTCAGTGATCTGGTTCAAAAGCGCCAGTAGGGTTTGGCTGGGCTCTTTGTATGGGAGCGGCATTATATTGTCGCGGATAGAGCCGCTGGGCACGTCTACATCACGGAATTCGCCCGGAGAAATAGGCGTATCGTCGCCTTTTACGCGCAAACCGCGGGTTTTCAGCCCCCCGGGCAGGTTTGACAGGGTGCCGGCGTCAACAAGCTGACGGATAAGCGACGTACCGGCCTTTGCGTAGCCGCCGATGATGTGGATCAGCCCCAAACCATAGAATCCGAAGCCCGGGACATACACGTAGTGCACAAAATGCTGTCTTTTCAGCATCAGGGGGTCGTCTGGGCTCCAGTTTCGGCGGATTGCCAGTACTTTATTGGCCCCTCGCTCGATGGTGACCACGTACGGCTTGGCAATTTGTATCGCATCGTCGTCGCCATCACCTTCAGCATCAACCCCGTCTATAATTAGCTCGGCGTGTATCTCGTAAACGCTGTATCGGTCGTCGTCGGTGAGAGAATATCCACCCTCTTCGGCTTTTTTCTCTTCTATATCGGTGTGGTACGGCACTGGATCACCCAGTGAGACATCTGCGTAAAACCCGGATGCCTGAAGTTTGGCCATCTCGTTCTTAGTTTTACGCATCACGTGCGTTACTCTCTCGGCGCTCTCTATAGTAGAGGCGCCGTAAGGCACAATGACGTCTTCCGGAGGTATAAAAATGGCCACCTGCCGTCCGATGTTGGGGTCAAAATACACTTTCTTGAATGAGGAGCCCCCCAAACCAAGGGTGTACAGCATCCGCTCGTGCTCGGGCCTGTACTCGCTCATTACCTCGGTTATCTCGTAGTTCATGTCCTCTTGGACACGCATGGCTGCGTCTTCTTTTTCTCGGGTAACTTCCCCAATAATCTTGGTTCTGACGGGCCCCGCTGCAGGGAATGTCTCAGACATTGCCTCTGCTTGGAAGCGTATTACCGCCTCGGCCAGCACGGTGGAGTACACCCCACAGGCGCCCTCCCACGGCTCGGTGCGCTCCTCGTACTTGAAGCCCAGCACGGAAAGACCCTTGACGAACGTATCCGCCCAGTCCTTGCGGCTGTTGATGTCGGCCTCCACTGCCCCAGTCAGCTCAGTGGCCAGCTCCAGCAGTAGACCCGCATCGAGGTAATCAGCCAAGTTGGCGTCGAACGGAGCGGAGTCCAGCTCTTCGTCGGGGGCGTCTTCTGGGGACAGGGTAACTTCGACACCGCCATCCTCGAGCACTGTGATCTCAGCTTCTGTCGGGCCCGCTTCCATCTCGATTTCAATACCAAGACCGTCGGCCGGTAGACCCTGCGGCATCTCATACAAGCTGCGTTCAATTGCCATTTTCTTGGTCCTTAATAATATCCGTTACGGCTCCGAAACATTCTCGGTTCCTCTTTCTGATCTGTGGCCAGTTGGGCGAACCCACCCTGCCGGAATCGTGTCAATGCCATGATGGTAGTGTCCACCACGTCGTCGTGGTCACCATACGGGAACTCCGCTAGTTCTTCAACCAACTGCTCCGCCCAGCGGGTGCGTGGAACCCACACAATCCCCTCTCTTATCATGTCCACCACAGCGTTCAGACGCACGTACTTGTTGTTGGGGTTATTTATTGTCCCGCGGTGCGGCGTGTACTCGCCGACGGGCACTCCCATCCTGCGCAGTTCTTGATATAGCGGCGTACCGCTGGACTTCTTCTCCACCAGCGCGCTGTCCGGCTGCCAGTACATGTACTCTTCGAGCACTTTGGCTTTAAGCTCCGGGAACTCGAGGCGCTCGCGCACCGAGTTGAGCAGGATGATGTTGTTCATTGACGTGGCGTCGTTCCAGAAGACACCCCACGTGGTTATCGAGGTGTAGTCCGAGCGGTTGTTGAGCTCCGCCGCGGCGTCGGTGCACTGGATTATGTACTCGCAGTCGGGCGGGTCTTCCTCTT